GTTTTTTGTTTGTTGGGGATAAATTGAATGATCCACAAACCAAAACAACAACAACAAAAACTAGTGAAACATTGAAAGCCTCTAAACAATAAAAATGATAAACTATTCTAAATATCTAATAAAATTAAATACAAATGTTATATCTGTGAAACTTAAAGTGGATCAGTCAAAGATAATTGATTAAACTAGGAAACTTTGATTAACAAAAGTTTGATAAAACTGCATGATTCAAAAATATTTAATCAGTTAGAGACACTCTTCTCTTTTCCTTCAATTGATAATATGCTTTAACTTATCAACAACATTATTATTTCCCAAAATTTCTTTATGCTTTCGGCTTCAGCTTGATTCAAACTCATAAAAGCGCCAGGATTTTCAGCAATGTCAACTGCACTAATTATTGTTTCATTATCAGCTAATTTTACAAGATGGAAATTAGGTAATATAAGTTGATCATAAACTAGTCTGCATGAAGCAATGCATCTTGGTATGTAAACCTCAAAAAAGGTAAAAAGGTCATAATATGAGTCAGGACAGTTTAAAACCATATTTAAGAATTCAGCCATATGTAATAACTGAATCAAATTTATCATTTCATGTATTTTATGAATAGCTGTTGTAAGCCTGGGTTCTGCTTTTCTCAATCTCAAAAGTCCCATTTTGGCTTGACGTGGATATTGAAACAAAATTATCCGCATGTCAGTAAACTGTCGCAGAAGTCGTTCTTTACAACTTTCCAGTACCTGTCTTGTAACGGGACCTTCAACAGTTACTTGATGTGCAAGCAAATTTCTCATTATCAACGGTAACTTAATCTTAGACAAAGGACCTGTACTTAACATCATGTTTCTATATAATCCATATTGTTGATTATTAAAATGTTCAGGTAAAAGGGACGTGTAACTCCTCATTATAAATGATCTAAGAACATTAGTCATTCTGCGCCGCAATTGTATATTTTTTATTTTTGGCCTAAGAAACTCTTGTTCTGTATCTTCTTCCACTTCACGAATTTTATCGACGCAAATGATGTATATCTCCTGATTTAAGAAAGGAGAATTTACAGGTTTAGTCAATGAGACTTTATTGAAGATTAGACAAATATTCATTAAAAAATGAAAACATTCTAAGGTTATTTCATATATAAATCTTGATATGAGAATTGTTCTCCCGATTCTCATGCGCTTAATTATATTAAAGGTAATTTGGGATGTCAAACGGAACTGATTATGATTGTTAGACCCTATATCATAACTTCTAGCATCATTTAAGATAATGTTGTAATTAATCAAATTCTCATCAATCTCTTTTAGTAAGTCAAACAATTTGTCAATAGTGGGTGGATAAGTTAAATCATTGAGGCCCCTGTAATTATGATCAAATAGACAGCGGTCTAACAGAGATGTGTTAGCCACTGTCTGTAAAGAAACTGGTGTGATGAAGTTTTCTGAGAAAAGATTGCCTTCCAGCAAAGTGTTGAAAATTACGATTGCCTGCTTGAATAACTCTAAACACAATCTTGTATTCCCTCCCGAGCCATCACCGCAAGCTAAGATAGTTGCTTGATTCAACCGATTCAATGGATTTATCATATAATAATCCCAGAGGATTGAATAAATCTTAGAGCACGATGATGTATTAGACCCCAATGGTCGTAAAGCATTGTGAGCTAATGCAATTGCTGGTATATCATGTTCTCGTTCAAGACGCTCAGTTGCTGTTATCAGATTTTCAAAAGTTACATCATCAAAACTAGCATCCTTATGTGAACTTATTTCAGCTCCATTTATAGTTAGGTTGAAGTTAAAACCTAATCCTTGCGAGGGTAATTCTTGATTCAGTTCAATCAAGCTTTCATTCTGCTTAGAAATTTCTCTAGCGGATGCTCTAACTTGTCTCTGCATACTAGCCAGGTCAATTAATGTTGGATTCTCTAGATGTCTGACAACATCTACTGCCACAGATTTTTCAATCCTACTAATTGTAACCGCGCTATCATCAATTAAATCAGTATTAGAGAACATCATCATTTGAGCATTCCCGTGTCTTAACCATCTATCCACAATTGGATCATTATCACATCGCTCTAAGAACTCCATGATACCGTCTCCAAATCTCGTTTCAAATAATCCTACGACACAAGCTGTTACAGAATCCTCCAAGTTGATTGTTCCTGCATCTATCAAAGGATTAACTATAAAAACCCTTTCCGGATTTGACATTTGCTCTACTAAGTTATCAGTCAATTGAAGAGTCTGGATGTTATATAAAGACAAAACATAAGAAGATGTTGTTTTATCAAAACCAAAATAATCTAAGTAGAAAGGAGTAACTGATGCAGCTATGGAATCATTGAAATCATCATTCCATAATTTGATTAAACCTTCTAATTTTTCAATGGATGCGAAAACAGTATCAACATCCATATACTCTGATGGTAGAATTTCAGCTTGTGCAAAGATGTTCAGTAAAAATGTATACGGTTTCAACGGCCAATTGAAGTTTACTCTTATATCAGATCTTAACTCCTTCATTCTATTGTACATTTCAGTACTTAAGTAATCCTTAGCCTGATCTTCCAAATTTTTGAGTTCAACATCTCGTCGCTTTCTTTCCCGTTTCATAAAATCCTCTGCCTCAGTGTTCGAAGATATTTTAGAGAGTTTGTGTAGCGTTGTGATAGCTTGTGAAATTTTAGTTCTTATCTCTTTCCGTATGTACTTCATCAGTAAAAGTATCTGCACTTGCTGATCATGTAACAATGATTTCATTATCATGGCCACATACACAGGTAATCTCTTGATAAAAGATTCTACTGCAATATCAACATTTTCATGCACTGTCAAGAATGTTTTTTCTTTTGGTATCACAAATTGTGAATTTTCTCGGAAATAACCAGATTCCATCCAAGTTACCATGTGATCATGTATGATAGGTAGTAAAAATTTCTGCGCATGCATCGGATTCGTAAGTTCATCCCATGAAGCTCTAACTTTCAAAATCTTTTGTAATTGTGTAACCCATTCTGCCCAACGATGTGTCTTAATCAGTAAACTAAATAGAGGTGTAAGAGGTAGGACCGCAGGAGGAAGGGTACTAATCAAAGCTCCTGAGCGAAGCTTCAGATTCGAAGTAAAGTGTGTTATCAACCATCCTGATAAATATTCATTGATATTATTTATAATGGCTGTTATTGGTAGATGAAACAGTTCTGTCCTTCCAAGAAGAATTGAAGGGGTGTTAGATAATTGCTGTATGATGATTTGAATTTTGATCTGTTCCCTTGCATTGATTTTAGGATTTTCTTGTAAAAAGTTAGAATGGAGTTCACTCTGTGACATGTACATTTGCATCACAAGATTACATGATTGTCTGATCAGTTCTGGGCTCTCAAAGTCAGGCTGTTTTAATGATACATAAAATGGTATTTTCTTTAAGTTATACTCTGTAATATTTTCAACCAATTTAGCTTCTTCTTCAGTTGATAAAGTTATCAATGAACATCTTAATACATTTGATAGAGACGGTATCAAATCAGCCTTTGTCAGTGTCACTACTTCATCTTCCACGTTGTAATAACAAGCTGGACATGCTGTAACTATTGAGTGAGCTTCTCCAACATCAGGTAAGCACGTCACCATACCTGAATACTCCATTGGACACAATACCATACAGATGTTTTGACACATGGTTGCTAAAAAGTTTATTGACCAATCCCCTATTTGCCCTCTTGTTTTCTGACATGTGTCACTAATTCCAATGACATGTGTATATCGGTTTGGTTTCTCGTTTGGCATGATACTTCTTTTAAAACTCCTTGAGGAAAACCTATGGGTAATTGTTCCACTTTGTCTTGGCGGAACAAATTTTGAGATCTCTTCAAAATTTAATCTAGATATTTGTCTGAAAACATACTCAATTACATCCTTGAGATTAGACCCCAATGTATGAGTATGTGCATGGATTCTGAGTAAATTTATGACCTTTTGTGCTGCTGGAGAAGATAAATCATGTAATCGGAAATCTGAGTCAATTTTCTCTGATGTTGTGTGTCCTAAAAATGGAGAGTGTTCACCAATGCAAAAATGCCTATTTATACTTCCTTTAAGAGCTGATGTTGGAAAGGACTCTATAACGAATTTAAAATGGTTATCTGTTTCATAATCTGTAAAACCATCAAGACCTGGGTACTTGATGTATGTAAGTTCAGTGACTGGAGGGTAGGTTACTTCTGTGATATCTAATCCCCAAGATTCACACCGTAGTTTTTGAGCAAGTGCTGTTGGGCAATTCAACGGATCCAAGTAATAATCTACCGATGTTTCGATCACCAAACGGTTGTGTGTTATGAAACTGGAACAACCTTTAAGAATTGCTGCCCTTCTAGAAGCCAATTGTTCATCATCCTTAACTAAATTCGAATATAACCTGATCGCTCGGTGGAACCTCATACCTGATACCAATAAAAACTGGAATATTGTCCTTGCGGACTCAAATTGTCTAACTATTTGACTTTTTAATGCGAAAGGGGAGCAGCTGTAAATTTCAGACATCACTCTTGCTGGATATGGCTTTGCAGATCTCAAGACCTCCAAGAAAAGAATTTCAGTACTTTCAGAGGTATAATTAAAAACTTGCTTCAATTCCTTATATTTAACTTTACTCTTTAATTTATCACCTGTTATTTTCCGTAGTCTTAATAAAGGTTGACCCAATGGTGTCAGATTCAACGAATAGGCGTCATTTAACAACATCATAATGTTTTGTTTATTTGGACAATGCTTATGACACAAAATTCTTTCAATAATCTTTCTATATCTAGGGTGCTCATTCGCAATAAATTGATACAAAGCCAGATAAACAGATAAGTGATCACTTTCTCCCCTAACATAGAAGTGATATAGTGGAATTACTGGTTGACCACCCAAAACTGATGGCCACATTAACATTATAACTAGTTCATCCTTTGTTAATTTGTATTTTCCTTGCCTTTTCTCCCAAAACCATAAGTGCCAAAATCCAGCACACAGCCATAACAGGTTGTGAACAGTGCCAACACCGCAGCTAGAATGTGAATTTGAATAACAGCTGGCAATTCTCTGATCTTGAAAAGGAATAATGGTGTTTCCAAATCCATGAATTTTTGCTCCTCTCTTTAAGATAGATGGCATCCAAGCTCGATTGCATTGATATATTTTTCCAAAAGCAATCAATTTTTCAGATGAGTAAGTTTCGCTGATCTTAACTTTAAGGCCATATTTTGATGTTGCTCTTTCTAATTCAACCTTGAGTTCATGAACTCTTCCTGCAGGATTATCGGCCATCTCAAATTCAGGTATTGCTATAGCAAGTCTGCAGTCATCCCCATTCGACAACATATGATATGGGTAACCTAATCTCTCCATGGTTTCTGTAATCATCCCTACAAAAACTAATTCCCAGCTATATTGAATAAGACCTTCAATTCCCCCCCTCTGTCCATACCAATAATGAAATTCTGTATCATTCGGATGTATATAAAATGTGTTTTCGAAACCCCTCATCAACGAGTGATAATAAGTGACACCATACCAACCATCGATTATTGCCCTCCAAGAAGGTGACATAACTTGGTGTCTAAAATAATTATTCCAGGCTTCAAAATCAATGGAAATTTGTATTATTCTGTGCCCTGGATAAACAGAATGTAATTGAGAGAACAACCATAATCTTTTGATTCTTTCTAATTCAGTTAATGTCATTGCTTGATGTGGACAATATTGTTTCATCAATTTTGCGGCATTTCTTTCAAGGATTACTCTCCTAGTTCGTTCTATAAACGGACTTTGTCCAAAGAATCGACCTTCAATTTTTAACTCTTTTTCTTTTTGTGTTAATTTTATAACCAGATACTCCAAATGATCATCAGTCGAATCATTATTAATTTCGGACACATTTTTGAGATATTGTCTAACTGAAATCGGAAGTTCTTCATTAAAAAGAAAATTTAAAAGAACTCTTCTTTCCACAGTAGAAATCTTTGTTTCTGGATGAGCCAACTTTTGATATATTCTGCTTCTAGGTAAAGCGACAGCCTTGTCTGCTAATATTGGTACAATGGCATCAACATAATCAAAATAATCATTTTGACCCATATAAACTGAACTCCAGTCTTTTAAATGTATGGTTCCAAATCTGGTAGTTATTCTTGGATCAGTTATCCACATGTTTTTGAGAATGCATTCGACAAAAGCTGGATTAGTCCCAGGTAATAATGTCATTATGGGCCATCGATGATTTCTCAAGAAATGTGCATGACAATACTGTAATAATAGGTGATTTGCCAGAGTAACCGCATCATCACTACTAATTTCAATTTCTTTATGTGATCTCTGATACAACTTATTCAATCCCATAGAGACCTGAATATCCGGGTGACCATATAGTTTTGACAAACCTCCAACTTCGAATAGTTCTTGAGTTTCAAATGTTTTCAACAGAATGATCAATTGATCATTTTCCCGATTTCTACTTAATCCTTGTAAGTCTAATAAACTAGTCCATAAGTCATCTATTAACTCTGTGTTAATCCAATCTTCTTCTCTTTCTAGAGCTAAACCATCTGCAATGCCATTAAATGCTTTCAAAACAGTGTATGCATCATTCCCATTCTTTGGAAAGTACTGATAAACTAACTTTAATAATTTTATGATCTTGGAGAAAAATTCATTCGTGTAACAAACACCTGATAGCAACCAAGCTAATAAGAGTGTTGATGCGCAATCCATAGCTTTATTAAACATCATTTTCAAGTAGTCTACTACGTGTAACTCAATGTAACCATCAATGTCCAATATGACTAAGCTTCCCAAAAAAGTAATTGTAGCATTGGTGATTGTTTTCATGCTAATTTTTTCAGTTTGATACGTTTTTCTAGAGTCATCACTCTCTTCTGTGACTTTATTGTTGTCATAATACAACCTAATTCTATCCATAACATTCGTTAAATCTTGTACCATAGAGAATGCATGTAGTATTTCTTTTGGTATATTTAAGTGATGAGCTTTCCATCTTTGTCTTGCTAGCTGGAATGCATCTTTAAGATGCTTTGAACAATGGTTGATATAATGATCCTCCTGCAAATTTAAGGCAGTTTGTGCTAATTCAATCAATTCAATCAATTTGACATCTCTCATGTGATATCGACCGGTCAAACTACCATACAACATACGTGGCCAAATATGAACCGTAGGTTGGCCTAAAGTGGGATATTTTGTTTCGATTAAACGTTTCAGAATATTGTGGGTGATACTGTTTAAATTATTTTCCCTCGTTTCTGCAAGTATTCGACGAGCTCTTGTCTCATTTAAAGCAGTGTCAAATGATTCATCAAATAAAAATCCAGATGTTAAATTTGGTCTTCTTTGACCTTCCGTACGTCCAAACATTTTGATTGTCGTGGACAAATTTGCTCCTTAACGCGAACAACAAATATATAAACTTATATGAGTACTATAATATTTATCATTTGTTTAAAATAACCTGTTATTTAAGAATGTTTATTAACTTAACTGAGTTTTAAAACAGGTTAGTTTTTTGGCTATGAGCCCAGGGTGTTTTTAGAAGATTTTAAAGCGTACATTTGTGCTGGTTAACTAAAAGCAAAACTAACCTGACCTAAGGATTAAATATATTATTATACTAAAGAAGCTTCACAACTAATAAAGGATAATATAGAAATAAAGACTTCCTAAAGTCCCCCTCACAGATAGCGATCTAATCCCTGATGCAATTGCTCAGTCATGTCCGGATAGAGAGATGGTGCAGTTGGCGGTGCATAAGATGTCCCAAAACCTTGTGCTTGTTGATGAAGTCTTATAGATTGGTGGACATTCTGAGTTAAATCTGCGATCTGAGCTTCCAATCTTTTCATGGCAATATCAAAATCACCTTTAGTTAATGGGCGATCAGGATGCATATATGGTGGGGTCGGTTTTAAGAGGGTTCCAGCGGTTGGCATTGTGGAAAACATTGCCGGTTTTTGAATATCATGGGCCCCTTCTGTTGATGGAGGCACACTTGCAGATCTCCCTGGTCTGATTGTCGGTAACCCAGTAGCATTAAATGAAGTCATTGTGAACAAAGCTGTTAAATCTAAAATTACTCAGTAATTAACCGCTTTTAAAACAGGTTGGTATGAGACCGAGGGTGTTTATTAATAAAGTTTATAATACTAAATAGAGTGTCATACGAGAATGTGCCAAAAATAGTTGTTAAAAATGGTATCCATTAAGTACATGAGTGTAAAACTGCACTTCAATATTGAGAGCTTACCGATAAGCTCTTCGAAAAATAGTTGATTAATGTATGTTTGTAAAAATGCATTGTAAATTGTACATGTTGAAACATTAAAACACGAATATATAATATACATAGAAAAAATTTCATTTGTGTTGTCTTAATTAATTAACTTTGTGACAGCTTAGTCAAAATCGGAATGTGAATAGTAATTAAAATATATAAAAAGAATTACAAGACTAACATTATCAGACTTTTATATACAAATAAAATATTCTAGAATAAGGCAAGTAACACGGTCTGCCAATTTTTTGAATTATCGATTGATAAATTAAGGAAAGATAGTGAAAATCACATGTAACATGAGGACAGAAAGGACAATTAACATTGAATTACCAAGCGAAGGACTTACACATCATTTCCATCATTAGGATTGTCCAATGCCAGCATCCTGTAACGCAAGTTTCTGCCCTCAGCATTTTGCTCAATTCCGGCTATATAATCCCTTCTTCCCAATTCTTGTTGGAGTCTCGTGATGATCTCATCAATTAAAGCCCTATTGGCTACATCCTTTTCATTACTTCCGACACCACGATAACCATTAGCCATTATGTTACGCACAACTCGAGTTGCGTATTGAACCCCAAAGTAAGCTAAGGAAGGATAACGTGTAGCCTTCAATCTGTTTTGAACTTCTCGGGTTCCATACATAGCATGACTTCCTTCCAAAATGATATCACGAGCAATTTCATAAGCATCCATCTCATTCTGTGGAATACATTCATCCAAAGCAGCCCATGCGAAACTTTCAGCCGGTAATTGATTGAATGCTGAACTTATGAAACCGTAAGCAGCTAGTCCTTTATAAGCTGAGTGCTCAACAGTTAACATCATTCTTTGTCCTGTCTTTAATTGGTTTGCTTCAAGATACGCAAGAGAATTCACGAATTTCAATTCGGGGAAAACAATCTTTGATAACCAATTCTTCCAAATTATTTGCATTGCCAAACTGTTCAACACAAATGTTTGATCATTCAGCTGATTGCGAAAATCCTCTTGCCTTTTTGCAATCCAATTTTCAGTGGCATTACCCCGTTGACTTAAGGCACAAAAGAAATGTGCAAATAACTTATGCATTCCCCTTTCAGCTCTATCTACAACAGCAGCCTCCCTTAAAAGAAAAACTAAAATTGCTTTAACGTCTGCTTTCGAATGCAAATCACGTATGAGTCGAGCTCGGACAATATTTCCTTCTACTCCTGGGAATCCATGATTCTCTCTCAAACCACCGAAGTGAGCTGGTACAGCTCCTGCTTCTGCAACAATGATATGATCATACTCAAACCAATCAGCATTATTCCATACCCCGGAGACATTGAAAGGAGTGCGGCAGTAATGCTCCAACGCAGATGTAATCCAATGAAGTGCCATATCTGCAGGGGCACACATAGCATCATCAATATTTTCAGTCATTAAGACCTCAACCGTTTTAATCGCCAATCCGCCTTCTTCCCTGATAGCTAATTCCTGTCTGAGAACCTCTACTCTGTATTTTAAACATATCATGGCTAACAAGCAGCTTTCCCTTGCAATCAAGTCAGTCGCGCCAGTTCCACCACCGTAAACATGTCCAAACCATAATTTTTGTTCATCCGGAAGATCTTTGAAACAATCCAAGACTGTTTGCCACACAAGTCCTACAAATGGAGGTGCTCCAGCCATTTCAAGAAATTTTCCACACAAATGCAAAAATAATTATCTATAATGTGTTAAACTTAGTATCGTTAATACAACAAATTCAACAACAAACTAAGTTTTAAAACAGGTGGCATGAGCCCAAGTTTGGCTGATAATCTACAAAGAACCTTTTTCATGATAATATAATTAGTTTGCATAAATTTGTGATAACGTGCATATATGAGAGATTATATCAATGATTAGAGAGTTGAATAAGAAAATACAAAAGTGATCATTAACATTGGTGCCTTAGACAGCTGAAGGATTATCGACATACAATCTATTTGAAAAATCACGATTACATTGTCCCTCAAAGTAGTTGACAATTTCATCTCCTCTTCTTCCAAATATACGACACACCTGGACAATCTCAATATCATTAACAATTTTCAAAAAATTTGATATTTCTTTATTAAAACTTTTCTTCGATATTGACATTTCTCTTGGAAACTCTAACATATTGTGACCCAATGCAAAAAGTCCATCAAACGGCCAATTCACCGCAAAGATCAAATGTTCTCCTCTCTCATAAACTTTCCTTTTGCCGATATAATCAATTATTGTAGATGCTGGAGTCAAATCACGTGCAGATATTGCTATATCAGTTATATGTATCAGTACAACTTTCAGAGAGGGACTCGGTGACAACTTATAATTTATGGACAGTAATAATTCACAATAAATCCCTGTACCATTATATAAATGCATGCCTGTTTTGTTCTTAAGTTCAATGATGGATTTATTTACTCCTTTTTCTAAAGGTTTTTTCAGTTTGCAATATCCATACAACAAGATTCCTGCAATAATACCAATTAGTAATAAGAGTAGAAAAGCCAAAATACAAAAGGCAAATATCCAATTAAGTTTAGTTTGATCAACGTGAGTTAGATCCACACCAGATGACTCATGCTCCTTCATTGCGTCAATTTCAACAATGTCCTTAGCAATCTCTTTAGCAAGGAGTAGACTTTTGGGTGTTGATATTTTTTCATCCAAGTTCCTAATTTCATTTTCTTTATTATTTTGGGTGTCGACAGATATGTGATGGACATGTATACCACTCTTTGGTAGGGAGGAACTATCAGCCAGGCAGACTACTGACATTGTTAACAACAGTAACATAGTTGCAAAACCTATGGGCTGATAATTCCTCCTCATTGAACAGAGTGTATACAATGACAACAGTAACGCGATTAGAGCTAATATACCAATAGCAATTTGTAACCAATTAGAGACACCATCTGGTATGAAACCTCCCATAGCCTCTATATCTTTGATTCTTTGATTTAATTTTTCATTCATCTCCTCTTGATCCTTTTTTATATCTTTTTGAAAAGAAAGGAACGAATCCGATTCTGCTTTGCCAATATTCTGAATGTCTTCGGATGAAGGGATCATACTTTGTAATTTTTGATAATCAAATTTTATACTTGATTGTGACATTATACCTGTTAATAATCCTTTTGTATCTAATGCTGTAAATTTTAAACCTATCCATGCGTTGAAAGTGGGCCAAATTTCAGCTTTATAAAATGAGTTGCATTTATCATCTACTCCCGCTGGAATTATCTGAGAACCTACTTGCAGTGAACAAAAACATGGGAGTGCTATAACAGCAGAGTGTTGTGGTTTTACAGGTGAGTTATCAGAATTCGGACATTTTAATGTCCAATGTTTGTCATTAGAGTGTACTAACCAGGTTGTTTTTCCTAAATGTTGTATGAAAGAATCTCCTCGTGTATCGGTTTTATTCAGAACAACGAAATCACAAGACTTATTAATAGAAATTATGGAGTCCAATTCTAATATTTTTCTGATACAATTTGCAGAATGGAATGAGGGAAGCTTCAAACCCGAAGGACATTCTAAGATAGTATTTCCTGAGCATGATATAATGTCATCAGAGCTTAATTCCATAATTTTTGGTTCACCAGGCGTTACTGAAGATGCAATGTAATCAGGTATTCCACTTAATCGTGTGAAAATTGGTTGGTCAGAAACTAATGGAACATCAAAAATATAAGTTTTCCAAAGGTCAAATATTGTATCACTTTGAGCAACGGGAATTTTTAATATGATTGAAATCTCATTGCTAATGAGTATTGAAGTTAAAGGTTGTGTATAATAAGCCTGAATACTACTTTTATCATAAACAAGCTCCATCTTTTGTTTCTGTAACTGTGGCTCAATAAGATCCAAAATTCTTAGAATCTGCTCAGGTTTGACTAGATTTGCATTCATGAAACCACTTGATGCATCAGATATTGATTCAATGATGATATCAATGCTCCTGATCCAATCCCTTACATAGTCTGAAAACTGTTGAAATTGATTTATCATAACTAACTCCTTGTTGATGTTTGATGTAATTTCGATCATATAATAACTCATTGCTGTAACATCCTTTGCTATTTCATTGAACTTAACACCAAAGTCATGAATTGTTTTATTCAAAGCCTCATTTAAGGTAATTAATCCTGAATTTAATCTGATGAACCTATCATCAGATAACTTCGCAAATTTAACCAAATTTTCTGTCTGCTTATTGAAATTTTCTTGCATATGAGTTGATAATGCATCAAACTTTAATTTTAGTTCACCAATTTGTTTGACGTCATCTTCAGTAGCTGTTCCAAATAACTGTTTTTGAATGTCTCCTATAAAGTTGAAGATCCCTCTTTTTCCCCTTTTGGACATCTTAAAAATGTCAGCTGATTCAATCCCTTGGTAAAATAAATTGTCTTTATTTTGTGTTAAGTCATCTAGAATTTTTGCTGTCAATAGCAAGTTGTTGAGTGTTTTTTGTTCAGCTGTTATCAAATTTTCATTTGTGGTCTGCAAGAGTTTACATAATTGTCCAAGATAGGTCTTTAATGGTTCAGCCCCGTAAGGAGATAAACTAGTGCAGTTTATCTTCTGAAGAACTGTCGCCATAAACGGTGGTAATGTTATAGTCCAGACTTGTGTCCAGTAGGATGTTGCAACATTGATTCTATTAACCTTTCTTAGAAATAATCCAATATTAGCTCTCGAAATAAATTCTGGTGTTGTAGGATTTGGGAGAGCAAGAAGTTGTGATTCAAGGGATCTTTTTACCCTAATATTGTTTTTAATGTCTCGTTTTTGTTCAAAATTCCAATCTTGATCAAGGGCAAAGTCATCATCAGTGATTTCAAACAGTGTGATTGTATTATTTTGTGCTATATCATGAATCCAAGTTATGTGTGCATCCGAAAACGGATTTAAGAAATTGTTGCAATGCTGAAATAAGCAGAGAAGAAGAAATAATCTTAAAAACAACATTTCGAAAAGATGTTAATATCTGTAATCGTATAATTAATTAAATAATTATTATTCGTTATTATCACAGATAAGAGTTGGTCATGGACCCAAGGTTGTTTCGTTTTTATCACCAACATTCGTTTGACAAGCGAAGATCGTCGTTCAATAATGTTGTTGTTTTTTGTTTGTTGGTGATTCAAACGAAACAACCTTGGGTCCAT